GTTTGGTTGTATGCCTGGCTGCGCCAGGCGTACCCTCTTACCACTCTAAGGCAAGTCGAGACAGCACAATTGCTGCCTGACCGAACTAGGCGTTCGGATGGAACCAGATTGGATCCGAGCGGAGATTTCCGCTCTGTGTCAGTTGTCCGAAATGGGCAACCTATCGTGTCACTTGACACAGTGCTAGTATCAACCGTACTAGAGTCAGGAGTTTCTGGCTGGAAGGATATCCTTCCCAATAACCCAACAACTGGGTTATGTCAGCGTTTAGCTGTACTCCACATTAAAGGTGGAAAAATCTGTGAATATTACAGACATCCCAAGCGTCTTGAGATGATGATAGGAAGATTCCTATCTAAGCCGGCATCAAGCCGACTTAATGCTTTGACTAAGCATCAATGGTCTCAGATCGAGACTATCTGGCAAGCTATTGGCCAGACCGTGTTAATTAACCCGGACTATCAACCTAATCGGATTGATTTTGCCTTAATCAAGGCAATCCAAAGCTATAAGATTTGGATGCTCAACACAATGTTGGGCCAACCAGACATTGTTTCCGGGATTTCCCATATGGGGAAAGATATGAAGCGAATTGCGTCATGGATACAATACGCTTGTATGCAAGATGAGGATAATCCTCAACCAGACGGCTTATGCCGTCTACCCGGCCACCTGGCCGGAAAACCACCCAAATTAGGTTGGTTTGGTGGGCACTTGGCCCACCTTATTTCCCTCGAGGGGAATAAAACAGCAAAAGAAATTGCTGTTTTATGTCAACTTAGGACATTTGGCAGGGCTTTGCCCTGTCCTACAAGACAAGATGTCTTGTTAGGTTTACAAGAAACCTTAGATGTTATTACAACATCTAGAAAGACAGACGAGTTTGTCTTACGGGACATTCCCGTTGCGATGGGTTATTTGAACCATAGACTCAAATTTAATGAGTTGACGAGCGAATCGCACGTATCCGTTAGTACTAGCGGAAGCTTTGAGAATTCTCAAGAGACCGGTGGAATGGCCGCCGATGCTAGGAAACTCCTAGCAACATTCTTAGTGGATGTACAAACGTTCTGCATTGAAGGAACGTCTCCGTTCCGTAAGGATCGGTTCTTTCCCTTATGGGATAGTAGGACAGGCCGGACCTGTCATCATGGAGAAACCATGTACGACTGCTATGGCAGTATAATTCTGTCAAGTCAGAAATACAGCGACCAATCTGGTCGCTTGGTCACAAATGCTTGCGA